GGGAATGACTTAGATAGAGATTGAATGGTTGATGCGCTGTTGTATTGGTCAAGCGCAATGCTTTCAAAGTCGTACATTCTGTGTTGTTCAGCAATCCAATACTCCACTTCCGCAATGTTTACTTCCATCTTTCCTGCAATCTCAAAATTGGCTTCAAATTCGTGGAATTTATCAACTACAAGTCTGTCGCCTTCATAGTGAACAATGCAAGCCACGTAGTCATCCCGCCCTTTGCCTCCTCGCGCCGGGTCAAGGGCCAACACGTAAGTCCCCATCAGTTCACGCTGGGGAACGAGCGTAGTGCGATCCTTGTTGACTGCGGCATCAATCACTTCTGGGGCAACGAGCGTTGAGTTGTTATTCCTGAACTCGGCGCCAAACTCTACAGCAAACGTTTCAGGATCTTTCTTGCGTGCATTTTCTAGAAAATCACAGCCCCACTTGAGCCCTGGGTTTATAGCCCATGTGGGAATTTGGCGCGCCGCCATGCCCTTAAACTCGCCGCTTTTGGCCTGCATAAAATGTTCATGAAAGACGCCATCTGCGAGCCAAGGGGAAGAAAGTTCAAGGATTTTGCTATAAGGAGCAAACTGAGCAATGGCAGGAGAAAGGGCATCAAATAGCGCCCTTGCGCCTCTATTGGCGTCTGTATCTAAACTGAAGGCAACTTCGTCAAAAACTGCCAAGGCCACAGCCTTACCCCGCGAAGCCCTTGCAGAAGCAGGGATTGCCTGGAAGATACACTTATTTGACAGCTCAATCTCTAGGGCTGTTTCTCTCACAATCTCTTGCTCGAATGGACTGTTGACTAAGAGCTGTCGGATAAAGTCAAGAGCAATCTTTGCCTGCTTGAGGTCGTTGGCAATCGTCACCACGTAGTAGTTTTCGCCTTTACGAACCCTCTTTTTGAAGTAGTCATCTTGGCAAAGCGCCATATAGACAGCCGCAACCGCCGCCATGGTCGATTTGCCGCTGCGCCTGCCGAGACACCAGACAGCATGGTTGATCTTATCCTCAAACAGCTCGTCAAGGATTTCTTTTTGCTTGTCCCAAAGAGAAAGGCCGAGCGCGTGCTGCGCAAAATCTGAACAAGAAAGCGTCATCGCAGGGTCTTCATAGGTCGCAGCGACGACTGGGGTACAAAAAAAGCTGGCCTGCCTCGCGCAGGATCAGCCCAAAACTTATCTTGCATGGCTTCTTCTCCATAGCACCAGCCATGAAGCAGCGTCTCGCCACTATCAATAGTCACAAGCACAAACTTTCGCTCAGGGCATTCTCCCTTTTGCACAATCAAATCGTAATAACTTTTCGACCGGGTTTTGACATCTATACCTGGCAGATCCTCACTGCCGCGCTTTGCCTCAGTCTCTTTGAACAGCTCATGCTTTAGCCCTAAGAAAGAGGCCACTGCGACTTCCCCTGCCGCACCAAGCAAATGCACTTTCAATGCTTCATCGCCAAGCCTTGGCCCCTTGTTCCGGCCTCTCAGCCCCTTTGCTTCGTTCACAGCCTGCCTGCGATGGCCTTCCTCCATCGCTAGTTGCCGCTCTTCGTCAGTGAATGTGAAAAGAATGGGAGTGGGGGCCATAAAAGCGTGGGTATCGTCGCCATGATAACCACTATTAGAATGGGGAGACTAGCCGCGGGAATCAATGGCAGACGACGTAGTTGATCTTGGACACGCCACGGAAAACGGGCTTAGGGCCGATTCACTGGCGAACGTCTTAACTGGGATGGGGACGAGCCGAGATAAAAGCCGCCACACTTCTACCCAGCCCATCGTATTCCTCGCACAGGAGGAACTAGAAAATCTCTATGGAGAGTGGATATGCAGGCGCGTCATTGACGTAGTAGCAGAGCAATCTACGCGCAAAGGCTACAAAGTGTTGTTTGGTGGTGATGGCGCTAGAGCAGAGGAAGTAGCGGGCATCGAGCAAACCATCGAAGACCTTTACATTCTTGAGCACTTCATGCTTGCCAGCAAGAACGCCAGGCTGTATGGCGGCTCGGTGATTCTGCTCTACATTGACGATGGGCGAGAGGAGAATCAGCCAGTAGACAAGCGCAACATTCGCGCCATTGAAGGAATGGAAGTGCTTGATCGCTGGCAGATTGCGCCAGTTATCAGCGAGGAAAACCTATACGACTACTCCAAGGCGACGTACTACCAAATCATCTCAGGTGATCTCATTCAACAGCCGCAGTTGCAAAAGATCCACAAGGATAGGATTCTGCGCTTCGACGGCGAATGGTTGCCCTATCGCATCAGGCAAAGGAACTATGGGTGGGGAATGAGCAGCTTGCAGACCATCTACGACAGCTTCCGGCACTATTGGACTGGCCTCAATTCTGCGGCGACAGTGCTGGTTGAGTTTGACGTGTTTGTGCATAAGCTGCGCGGCCTGAGCACAATGCTTGCTGCGGGAAAGGAGAGTGATGTCAGGCAGCGTTTAGTGCTGAATGACATGAGCAAGAGCATCTATCGCGGCTATGCGATTGACGCCGAGCGCGAGGAACTTGATTACGTTACACGCAACTTAAGCGGCATTGGCGACGTGCTGGAAAAGCTGCGCATTGACATTATTGGCGCCTCACAGATTCCCCATACGATTCTCTTTGGCGAGAGCCCAAGCGGCCTTGGTGCCACTGGTAGAAGCGAAGAGCGAGACTTTGCAAAGTTCCTTGGTGATTACCAGGCAGCGCATTACAAGCGGCCTTTGCAGAAGCTGATGGAAATGATCATGCTGAGCAAGAATGGGCCGACCAATGGCGAACTGCCCGAATCGTGGAGAATCTCCTTCAATGACTTGTTTGAACTGAATGAGCGTGAAAAGGCCGACGTGAGAGCCCGCGTGGCAGCCGTGGACGGCAGGATGCTGCAACTGGGAGTGCTCCATCCACAAGAAGTGCGAGAGGCACGTTACGGGGGCTCTGAGTGGTCAATGGAAACCGCCCTTGACCCATCGCTCAAGGCCAACGATGCAATGCTTGCTCCCAAAGTGGGAGGTGCTGTGCCTCCTGGCGGACGCGATCCATTAAATCAAGAGAATGGCACACTGCCAATGGACGGCTCCAGAGAAGTCCAAGACGCTGCTGGACTATTTCTGGAAGGCGACCTAGAGCATGAACGCGGCGACGTGGAATTTACGGACAAAGAGCTTCACCAACAGGCGATTGCCGCCGCCAAGAGCAAATTCAAGACTTGGCCCAGCGCAGTGGCGGGAGCCTATGTGACGCGCAAGTACAAGGAGCTTTACAAGCGCAAGCACGGCTCCATGGAAAAAGCTTTCAAAGGCAAGAAGACCACTGCCGAGTATTTCAAGGAAGATGCAGAAGCAATCAAGGCAAGTGGCTTGGTACTGGGCGGCGTTGACGAAGCGGCTCTCATTTCTGAAGAGGACATTGCCGAGGCCCTGCAGCAATGGAAAGCAGAGGCTCCAGCCCAGTTCAAAGAGCTGCTAGAGGCCGACAATGCTGAATGACCTAAGCGGGCTGTCTCAAGCCGTGCTGGCCACTAGGCTGGACGCTGCGTGGGCTTACGACCAACGTACTGGACGCTACCGCAACGAGAAAGGACGGTTCATGAGCCAGAAGGCTGTTGAAGCCTTAGTAGATGGCCGCATTGGCAGGCTGGACACTACGCTCAGGCGCGTTACAAAGATGATGGCCGATGGCAGCATCACGCTGGAGCAATGGCAAGGCAGCGTCAGGGAAGCCATCAAGGCAGCTCACATTCAGACAGCAATCATTGGCCATGGCGGAAAGGACAGTATGGGCAGTGTCGAATATGGCCGCATCGGTCAAAGGCTTCGTGCAGAATACGCTTATCTACAGGACTTTGCTAATGACGTTCTGGCTGGCCGCGCTAGTCCTGCCATGGCTGTTGCTCGTATCAGCTTGTACGCTGAAAGTGTACGTGGCTCTTACTGGCAGGGTTTGGAGCTTCGGAAGCAAGCGGAAGGCTATGGACTGATGCGCCGCATCCTCGACCCACAAGCCCGGCACTGCGCTGATTGCCCAGCCTACGCAGCTCGCGGCCTTGTCCCCATCGGCACCCTCCCGATGCCAGGGCAGCGTTGTCAATGCAGGGCACGGTGCAAATGCCGAGTGGAGTTCTACCGTCAGCAAGCGCCTAATGCTCCCGTGTGAAGAGGCCCTAGTATCTAGCGAGCTTCTTTCTTTCAGTGACACGAATCCTCTACTGCGGAGACGTTGGCGTACAGACGGGCTTCGGCAGGGTGGCCGAATATCTCATTCCCGCCCTCGCCAAAGATCATGACGTGTTTGCACTGTGCGTCAATCATCACGGGGACCCTTCCCCAATGCAGCAGCATTGTCAGATGTTTCCGGCGATGGCGCATGGCTCCGACCCATTCGGTTCCCATCGCATTGCTGAACTGGTGCAAACCATTCAGCCTGACGTGGTGTTTATTGTCAATGACATTTGGGTGGCGGTCACGCTTGTTGATAAGATCGAGCCACTGAAAGAGAAGCTAGGCTTCAAAACCTGCGTCTACACTCCCATCGACTCCTACGGACTATTCCCTGAGCTACTTCCTGCCCTGAACAAATGGGAAAAGCTCGTCACCTACACAGAGTTTGCCAAGGGCGAAATTGTGAAGATGGGCTATGAGCGTCCCGTTGGAATTGTGGGCCATGGCACGGACTTTACCAAGTTCTTCCCCATTGACAAGCAGCAATGCCGGAAGGATGTTGGCGTGCCAGATGATGCGTTCATTGTATTCAATGGCAACAGGAACCAGCCTCGTAAACGCATTGACTTGACCATCAAGGGCTTTATCAAGTTTGCAAAAGACAAGCCTGATGCTCGCCTGTGGCTCAACATGGGAGCCAAAGATATGGGCTGGGAACTGATCCCTTTGTTCAAACGTGTGGCTAGGGACGCAGGCTACGACCCTGCGGGCAAGCTCATTCTCACCAGCCCGAATTTCTCCACGCATAACTGTCTTCCCATTGAGCAGCTCAACAAGGTGTATAACGCAGTGGACGTGGGTATCAACACTTGCTTGGGTGAGGGCTGGGGCTTGGTCAACACTGAACATGCCGCCACTGGCCGTCCGCAGCTAGTGCCAGACCACACAAGCCTGAAGGAAATCTTTAGCGACGTGCCTCGCATTCGCATTGAAAGCTGGGAAACCGACAGGAACTATGGACTGGAGCGCGGGCAAGTATCACCCAATCACCTTGCCGAACTGCTCACGGAATACTACGAAGATCGAGACAAGATGAACGATGATGGCGCGTGGTGCTATTCACGCATTCATGAGGATCAATTCTCTTGGGAGCATGTCACTAACAAGATGCTGGGCTATATCAATGAATTGCTCAAGCCTGCCGTTGCAGCTCCTGAGTTCAAAGGTTTTGGCGCTCCAGTGAAGGTGAATTGATCATGCAGGTTTCGCAAATCTTTCTGACTGATGAAGGCGGCAAAGAACTGCCTCCTGCGCTGGAGCAATTGACAAGCACAGTTCAACAGGGCTTTCTTGGTGCGGACTATGTTCGCTACAACAACGAAACACTGAGAGAGTTCATTGTTAAGCGCTTTGGAGGGAATGTTGTCAAGGCTTATGACGGCCTTCGCTCCTATTCCAACAAGGCTGACCTTGGCCGTTATTGCATCCTCTACGCAGTTGGTGGTTGGTACTTTGACATTGCCATCAGGCTCCATTCACCAGTGGAGCTTGCCGACCGCATTGACTTCCTTGCGTTCCGCGAGATTCAGAAGTTTACTGGCACTTGCTGGGCGTGCATGACTGCAGTATTGTTTTCCAAGCCTGGCAATCCTGCGCTTCTTAATGCCATTGATCAAGTGGTGGAGAATTGGGCCACCAGGTACTATGGCATCACGCCATTGTCCCCTACTGCTACTCCCGTGCTAGGGCAAGCATTGGCAAAAAATGGCGAGCAGGCATCGTTTGTCTATGGCGACTTCCTGCAGCTAACACCCACTCACAGCAAGACGAACACTGCTTTCGTTCTGCCAGACGGAACTATTCTTGCATGGGGCAAACCTGCGGGAGGTGGCGACTTGTCCGCTTTTGGGGCTAAGGGTACGAACAACTACAATCAACTCTGGCAAGATCGGCAGATTTACCAGTGAAATACTTTCTGGACCTTGGCACCCACTACCTAGACAATGGCGGGAAGTATTCAGGTTGCGAAAGCGGCTTGCTTACGTTTGAAAAGCAACTATTTTTTGGCAAGGAGCCTCCCTATGACTGGCATGTTCTCACGTTTGAGCCGTCTGCTCATGCAGTACAGGCAAATAAGTCCGCCATTCCCTCCCTTGAAAAACGCTTTCTTTCGTTTCAGGCTTTTCATGCTGCTATTGGCACAGAAGATGCCCTAATCACTTTCAAGTGGCTGCCTGGTTATAGCGCTGCGTCTACTTGCGTGATGGAGCCACTGGCGGAAATCGAGCGGCACCAATGCCAAGAGCTTTACGTGGAGTCAATGGACGTAAAGCGAGTGGTGCAAGAAATCATCGACGCGGACGACGAAGCGACCATCTATATCAAGTGCGACATTGAGGGAGCAGAGTTTACTGTATTGCCGCGTTTGCTGGAAGTCGAAAATGTGGGGCGATGGGTGAAAACAATTTATGTTGAGTGGCATGATCGCTTCTGGCAAGGTAAGTCACGTCACAACGAGATTCTGCAGACCAAAGCTACGATTGTGGAAGACTGCGCCAGGTCAAAGGTGGCGCTTTATGACTGGGTGTGACAATGGCTGACAAAAAGCAGCAAGCCAAGATTCGGCTTGTTTTGCGTGAGTTCAAAAGCGGCAAGCTCAAAAGCAGCAGTGGGGAGAAGGTTGTTGACCCCCGACGCGCTCTCGCCATTGCCCTCTCAGAAGCTGGCATGTCGCGCAAGTCCAAAAAAGACATGGGCGATGAATACTACCTCGCCTTCATGAAGGAGCTTGGCGGAGATGATGACTATGAAGAAGACGGCA